ATGAGAAAGAAAATATCTTGTCAAACAGAAAATCTTATAACATTTAAAGAAGGTGTAGAAGAATATTTAATTGATTGTAAACAAAGAAATTTAAGAAAAGATACTTTAAGGCATTATAGAGAAAGTTATAAATCTATTACAAGAGTTATAGATGAAAATATTTATATAAAAGACTTAAATATAGATAGTGTAGGTGAGTTTGTTGTTAAATGTAAAGAAAAATTCAATATTAATGACCAAACATTACATACTTATACAAGAGATTTAAAGACTTGGATGTATTATTGGATGCGACAAAAGTATATTCCAACTTTTAAAATAACATTGCCTAAAGTAGATAAGAAAAATATTGAACCATATACAGATGAAGAATTAAAAAAGTTATTAAAAAAACCTGATCTTAAAACCTGTAGATTTGGTGAATATAGAAATTGGGTTTTAGTAAATTTTATTTTATCAACGGGTCTAAGATTAAATAGTTTTGTAAATATAAAAGTAAAAGATATTGATTTTGACAATGAAGTTGTATTTGTAAATATGACTAAGAATAGAAAACCTTTGATAATACCACTTAATAATATAATTATCAAAATTTTAAAAGAGTATTTAAGAATAAGGAAACCAGACAAAGAAGATGATTATTTATTTTGTAATGATTATGGAATACAACTTTCTAAATGTACTATTAATGCAAGTTTATCTAACTATAATAAAAAGCGTGGAATAAATAAAACTGGAATACATCGTTATAGACATACATTTGCAAAGAAATGGATTATGAATGGTGGTAATGTTGTTACACTACAAAAGATATTAGGACATAGTAACTTACAAATTACTGAGAACTATATAAATTTATTAGTGCAAGATTTGAAAATTGAAATGGATAAATATAATCCACTTGAACAATTTACAAGTAGTTACATTAATTTAAGAAAACATAGGTAAGGCGGAAACATTATGAAAGTATTATATTTAACAGATAGAGTAAAAGTTCTTAATATAGAAATAGAAAGTAGATTTGATGAAGTATGGATTACAAAGAAAGGTGAGCTAATATGTTCTTTTAAGCCATCAGAAGCTTACCTAAAGTGCATAAAGGTTCGTGATGATATTAAGGAATATGTAATTAAAGATAGATAAAAAAAGAGTAGATACTGACAATACCTACTCTCAAAAACTAAATATAGTTTTATAAAACTTTGCATATCCTCACAAACAAAAGGATATACCAACACTTTAATAGTATTATCTCAAAAAAAGTGAGGATATGCAAGCTTTATTTCCTATACCCTAAATTAAGTATAGGTTGAGTTGTTATACACTATGCAACTATAAATAATATAGTAGGTTAGTTAAGCCGATGTATAAAATTAACAGTATATTATACTAGCTATATATTACCCTTATTGGTATAGCTAGAACAATGGTTATAATATACGCTTAGGTGTGTGTCTACCAATATCCATAAAACAAAAGGCACGGTGGTAGTTTGGCACTCTAAAGAGTGGGGAAACTGTATCAGATGTTATAGGACAAGCTTTATAACGCTAGATGATACTTAACTAATAAGGGCAACTGAAACGACAGCGAAAAAGAGGATTTATAGTTGAGAGTTCCTTATGCACTTCATAATTTTTTTATGTTGTGTATAGGGAATAACTCTGCCTTCACTCAGCTCCCCTAAGGATTTATAAGCCTTTGGCACTTAAAAGTCAATAATTTTAATAGAGAATTGTAATAAATTTATTAATAAAATAAATTTAAATATGTAAAATATTACCTCATTGTGTAAAATAATTATAAGGGGTGATAATTTATGAAAAAGAAAGATGAAAATTTATTATTGATAAATTATGATATTGTTCAAAATAATTATTGTTGGATGTTTAGTAAATTTAATAAGATAGAAGAGCTTATTAACAAATTGAGTAGTATGGATACATTTGATAAATCCGTCCTAGATGAAGCTCAAGAATCTATTATAGAGCTAATTAAATTTAAAAAAGAGTTTCTTGTTAGTAAACTAGAAGGATCTTTAAAATCTGAAGTTGTTAAAAAAAGACAAATACTAATATCAGATTTTAATTATGAAGAAGGAATAAGGGAAATTATGAAATAATATTAAGTATTTCTTAAGGAGCAAGTATTTCTTATGGGAGTTAAAAATCGACTTAGAGAAATAAGAATGCAAGAATTTGTTATGGATACTGGAGATTTTGCCAGAAAGCTAAGAGTTAATTTAAAAACTTATTCTAATTGGGAAAAGAATAGAAGTAAGCCACCTTTAGAGGAAGCTTTAAGAATAGCAAAAGAATTAGATAGAAAAGTAGAAGATATATGGAGTTTAAAGGATATAGAGTAAAATCTACATCCTTTATTTTTTTCTTTTATATTAAAAAATAAGAAAAATCTTAGAAAATAAGAAACATTTACTTAGTAAGTACATAGTATAAAGTATAGAGTGTACAATACACAATACAATGTACAGATTTAGGAGGATAAAATGTTTGGTATTATTTATAACTCATGCAAAACTTTAGGATCAGTTTTTGGTTTTGGAGCATTTGAAGGATTTATAATTTATGTAGGTGTGGTTACTTATGGTTTTTTAAGAGTTACAGGAAGTAATAAAGATAAAAAGATAATAATGGCTAGGGGTAAGTAGAAATGTTAGGAGAAGTTATTTTAACATCAATAGCGGCTATTTCTGCTTGGCATGTAGCTAATAAATTTATAAATAGAAAGACAGGCTTTAAAACCTATGTAAGAAAGAAATTTTTAAAGACTATAGAAGAAATGCCACAACAACAATTGAATAATAGCAACGTAACTTTTGGATTAGAAGATATAGAAAAAACTGAAATTGGATTTGATGCAAGATTAGTGATTCCGATTGGTCTGTCTGAAGATAACTTTATTAAAATAATTCCTTATTTAGAAAATTCATTTGCGAGTGATATTGAATATAAAGCTTATAAAATAAAATTCATAAAAAGGAGTTGTGATTTATGATACTTGAAGCTATACTATCTGCTGCCTTCGGTGGGGCGTTATATGGATATTTGCAAAGTAGAGATAAAAAGAATGAGAAAATAAAGTTAGAAAAAGATAAAATAGAGCAGTTAGAAAATATGAAAATATGGAAAAAATGCTTAGAACTTTCAGATGTAAAAGGAATTGTAAATAAATCAGGAGAAACCTTCTTGATAGAAGACTATAAGAAGACTGATTATGGATTTTTAGCTATTACAAAAGCACCATTAGGGGTAGATTGGTTGAAACTAAGAAGTGTTGAAGGAGAATTGGAAACAAGTTTTAAAGGAACAGTGGAAATTACAAAAGAAAAGTATAGTGATGAAATAAAAGTTGAAGTAATAACTAAGAAACCTGAATTTGATTTTAAGCCTATTAAATTAACTTGTAATGAATGGTTTGGTGGATTTAAAGCTAATGGTACACCATTTAGTATTTCACTTTTTGAGAACCCACATATTCTTTATGCAGGTAAGACAGGTTCAGGAAAAACTTTTGCAATGTTTATAAGCTTTACAAATATGCTTTACAATTACAAGAATGATTTTGATGTCTATATAACTCAATTAGTAAATGCAGAAACTAAGATATTTAGCAAGTGTAAACCTTGTAAAATGACAGCTAGTAATCTTGAAGAAGCCTTAGTTGTGTTAGAAAAAATAGTTGAGATATGCGATAAAAGAGAAAAAGAAATAAGCAAATATGGTTATGTAAGTGTAAGACATTTTAATGAAGATCATCCAAATAAAAAGTTTAAGAGAATTATATTATTAATGGATGAATTTAGTTTCTTTAAGGTGGAAGATGGAGATAGTGATGAAGATAAGAAATTAAAGAATAAATGTGAAGTTTGCTTAAAAAGAATAGCAAAAGCTGGTAGAAGTATGAATGTTACAATAATTGGAGCTTTACAAAAGGCTACGGTAGAAAATATAAATTCAAGTGTTAGAAGTCAAATGTGTATGATTAGTTTGAGGCAGTTTTCAGGCTCAGATTCTAAGATAACTATTGGGACTACCGAAGCATCACGATTAGATGATTGTGAGGCTATAATCAAAGGTAGTAGTATATATGAGAAAGTGTTTATTCCAATTATAAAATCTAAACAACCCCAAGTTGAGCTACAAAAATATGATAAAGATATAATAGTTCCACGTAAGGGAGTATTGATAGAAAAAGAAGAACCAAATGATATTAAACTAATAAGTGATACTATAGATAACAATGTAGTTGATATTAAAACAACTAAGAAAAAGCCTAAAAGAAATATTAAGGGGGCATAAAAAGATGTTAAGAGAAAGGGACTATAATATATTACGATTTATAGAGAAATATAAAGCGATTAGTTTAAAAAATGCTTGTAGAATTTTCTTTACTGGTGAATATAAGAGTGAAGAGTATAGGTACAGGGTAGCAGCTCGAAGACTTTTAACATTAGAAAATAAGGGCATATTACAAAGCTATAGGAACTCTTATACAGATGAAAAAATATATTATACAAATAAGAAAATTAGCCCTCACTCAGTTTTTATTCAGGACTTTTGGAGAGTATTATTAGAGATGGGATTTGAAGTATTAGAGTTTAATACCAATGTTAGTTTAATGAATGGACAGTTAAAACCAGATGCTTTTGTATTGGCAAAGTATGATGATATATTAGTCAATTACTTCTTAGAAGTTGATTTAAATCACTATACTGATAAATCTAAACTGATTAGATATGAAATGTTCTATAAATCAGATGAATTAACGGAGCTATGCGGAACTCGAAAACCATGTTTAATTATAACTAGACCAACACATTCAAAAGATATAAGGTTGTCGTCTAAACTTTTTGACACAGTATATACAGACCTAAAATATACCAATCTAGAGAGATTTCTATTTGAAGATTAATTTGTACAGTGGCTTGTCCATAAGCCTATACAATACCTTATCTACCCCATTCACATATTAAGTACTACAAAATAAGTAATAAAGCCAAAGAGGGTATTCATAGTAATAACTAATTACTATGAAAAGACAAAAACACACTAAGTCACTCTTTGGTCATACATATATATTATTATTTTATATGTCCTTATGGTTATTTTTCTATAAGGTTGTGCTTCAAAAACTTACAGATAAATATTTTACAAACCAAAAGACAAAACGTTTCCTAACGTTAATAAATTAGCTTATTAGCTAGTAATCAAAAAAGGAGTGACTTAATATGTGGTCTAAAAAAGTTCATAAAATTTGCGATTTTCTAAGTATTGTTTTAGTATTAGGATTAAGTGTAGTTACTATAATCTATTTACTAGAAGACTTAGGATTGATAGGCAAACTTTTAACTCTCGTTTTGATATCTGTAGCAATCAGGATATCATATTTCTATTTTTTGCAGAAAATAAAAATATGGCTAAAACCTAAAAAGGTTAAAGAGCAAATTAAAACTAGAGTTAAAACAGAGCCTACACAAACTTTGGATTTGCAGCAACAATATATAACTGATTTAAAGTTACAAGCTAGTCAATTATTTAAAGTTGCTATGCAATCCAAAAAACTTACTAGAGCTGAGATTATTAATGCTAAAAACTTTCTAATAACAAACATTAATGATCCTACTCTAACAAATAAAATATACAGTAATGAAGCACACTGTATATATAGCTATCTTAAAAGTAATAAAAATAATGAAATTGTATTAAACAAATTTATAAAAATTATTTTTACTTTTGCTAATAAGAAAGCTGCTTAAATTTATAACTTTATATTTTTATTATTACCCTTGAGTTAATCAATTATACATATAATTTTTTTAACTCTCTTTTTTTTGCAAAAAAATAAGGACTAGAATCAACTAGCCCTATCTTTTTATTCTTCATCTGGAAGCTTAATATTATTTCTTTCAAAATAATCTTCTAAAATCATTTCTACTTGTGAAGAAGTTGTTCTTTTTTCCTTCTCACAAAGATAATCAAGCTTTTCCTTATTTTTCTTTAGTGTTGTAACCATAAATCTAGTTTTAGTGTCTTTTACTGCCATTAAAACTCCTCCTTAAATGTTCACTTTTATTATATCATATGCACTTAGAAAATAAAAGTGAAAAAAAGTGAAGAAATTTTTAGAAAAAGTGTTGACACGTGTACACTTTTTTGATAATATATAGTTGTAAGGTAAATAAAAACAAATTTGCAAATTAAAGTTAAAGAAATCTTACAAAAATAAAGAGCGGAAATTAAAGTCGAGAACAATTAATTAGAAATGCTGTCGAGTGATGAAAGATGAAAAATTAGTGTGACACAGCCGTGCTTAAGATGTATTACACTAAAGAGATTAAATCAAATTTATATTTATTTTTATGGAAATGGGTGTGACACAGTAGTGGTTAGGGTGTACCACACCGAAGAGACCTCAGAATGAATCGGTTACTAAAGAAAATATATCTAATAAACATCAAATAAAATACATCTTTTATGAGTTACTAAAGTTTAGAAAGTAAAGAAGTAAATAAGTATAAAATTAAAAAATTAAAATGAGTATAAAAGGGAGAGAGTAAAAAATGAGAGGGAATTTAGTTTATAACAATATAGATTTAAATACAGAAAATAAAAAGGAATTAAGTTTAGAAAAAATAGCTTTTAAGAAATATAGAAATAATGTGTGCCAATTCTGTGGAAAAACAATTAAATCTTGGGGAGATAAAACTGTAGATCATAGTATTCCTAGAGCTAGAGGAGGATTGGATTGTCCTTCAAACTGGAGAATATCTTGTAAAGAGTGTAATCAAACTAAATCTAAGATGACAGAGTTGGAATATAGAAAGTTTATAAAAGAGACTGCTAACTTAAAAAAGTTAGCAAAAAATAATATAAAAAATATAGTTCTAAAAATGTTAGATGAAAAAGGTGAGATAAATTGGGAAGAAGCCAAAAACATGACAATAAACAACTTAGTTGAAAGATTTGAAATTATAGAAGAGCAATTAAATAAAGAGTTAAATGGCAGAGTCAAAAAAGAAGATGCTTTTAGCCTAGATGATAAAATAATGTGCTGTATGTATGATACAAGTAAAATTGTTGTATCAAAAACTATAGCCAATAATATTAAGCAACTGAACAAGAATAATAAGAAGATAAAGAATATTTTAAATGAATATTACGAAGGTGATATTGGGATTATAAAAACTTATAAAGGTATATTATTACCTACTGGATTCCAATTATATTACGCTTATAATAATGTACTAAATCTTAAAAAAGTTAAAATTATGAATGTTTTAACTGAAGATATATTAACAAAGAGCGAAAAGAGTTTTTTAAGACATGATGGAATGATTGAATAATAAATAAAAGAGATATAAAAAATATAAATGAAATGAGGGTATTATTATGAAATTATGGAGATTTGAAAATAAAAATAGAGAAGTAGTTAGAGAGAATATGAGAAATGAGAAAGTGTTGAAAAAACTAGAAGTTAATCTTAATCATTTTAAGGACAACCATAAAGCATTAGCAAGAATAATGGAAAAAGTACATGGTTATGAATTAGGTGAGATTACAGTAGAACAAGCTAAAAGATTATCAGAGCAGCTTAAAACAGATAGAGAAATTAAGACATATGTTAAGCAGTTTTCTAAATTTGGTAATTTAGGGTTTACTACTTGTGTTATTTTGGAGGTGTAGAGATGGGTGTTATAGTAATGAAAGATTGGATAGTTAAAAAATATTATAAAACAAATAGAGAAGAACTGGTTGATAAACATTTGGATATAGAAGTTTTAGAAGCAGAGTTAAGACAAGAAGATATTGAAGAGATCTATAAGGAATATTATAGTTGATAAGGTTTAGGGGGTTTTATCCCCTAGCCTATTTGTTTTTTTTAGAAAAAGTACATAAAAACAGCCCAAAAATGCATAAAAATAAGGGGATTTTTTATGGAATACCCAGAAAACCCACTGATACCAACGGTTTTAGTGGGTAGACTTATGCCGATATAGGAGAGACCCAATAAAAGCAATATTTTTTATATATTTTTTTTAGACAATGATAACATACTCAAAAATAGAAAGGAAGTGAAGAAATGACAGAAGATCATTTAAGAGAACAATTACAAAAGATGAGGGATATGTATTTTATGAGTGTTAGCAAGTTGGCTGATACTTTAGAGATACATAAACCAAGTTTATATCAATTTATAAATGGTAATTTAAAAAGGAATTTAAATGATTTAGAAAGGAGTAAATTAAGTGAATGGGTAAAATGTAGGGAAATAAGATAGAATTGTTTTTTTCTTCGAGTTTTATCGAGGAATTTGAACTTAAAATCGATAAGGGTAGATAAGGCGGTATGCACCGCCTACAATTGAAGGCATATGCCAAATAATATATGGAAATTTAGGAGGAATTATTTTATGGTAAAAAAGGAACAATACGCAATTATTAATGCAGGAAAAGAGAATTTAATAGAGGAGAATGGAGTAGTTTATTTAGATTATACAAATGAATTACTACAAACAACTTCAGAAAATAAATTAATTAGATTAATAGCTAGAGAGCATAAAAGTTTAACTAGAGAAGTTAAGGGAACAAAATATAAATTTGCTTTATTAGTTAATTTAGAATTAGGAAAATTAGATAATAAAGAAGAAAAAGAATTAGCAAATAAGGTTTTAAATAATGGATTTGTTTTAAGACAAGATGGAAAAGTAGTACATAGTTTTAAACTTATAAAACTTCTTGGAGGAAGTCATCATAAGAAAATAAAACAATTTTATACTAAAAATATAATAGCAGATAAATTAAATGAAGAAATTTTTGTAGATTATATGGATTTAAGCAATAAAGAAGTTAATGTTGTTAAGATGTTAAACTCTAATGCTTTAACTACAACAAATGCATTGGCTATCCCTTATAATTTACAAGATTTAAATATATGTATAATTCCAGATAATGAGCTTACTTTAAATTTTAATAATTTAGAAGGTGTAAGCAAATATGATTATAGTGATTTTAAACCTGAAGAAAAAGAATTAATTAGAGAAAAGCAAAAGTTTGAGGAATTAAGAGAAGAGTTATATGAGTTAGAGAAAGAATTAAGAAAAAAGATAGATAATAAAAAAGTAAGTAAAATAAAAGCTGAAGGTTACAATGCTTATAAGACTATAAATAGATGGATAGAAGAAAACCATAGAATACCAACAAGAGAAGCTATGGAAAAGAAGACAATTAAAATATCTTATTCTAAAAAAGAACCAAATGATTATTATATAGTTTATGAAGAAAATGAAACTGTACCTTTAGAATTTAATAAAAAAATATTTGAAATAGCACCTTGGAATGTAGGTTATAAAGTTGATAAAGTAAATAATTTACAAGTGAATAATTTTGATGGTATGGGATTAATAAATAAAAAAGTTGGAACTCACATTAGAAATTTTATAGGCAAGAAAAACATAAATGGAGTGCAATTAAGATTAAAGAGAATAAAAGGATTCTTTACTTTTGTAAACTTTAATAGATATTTTGAAGAGAAAAACATCGAATATATCTATGATATTTTTGGACAAAAACATCTAACTAAGGATATAGATATATTAGCTACAGAAAGTACATTTAAAGCTAAATTACTTATAGAAAATGGGAAGAAAAAATGGCTATATAATAATATAGAAGAATATAAAGAAGTCCTTGCAAAGGACAACGATAATTATATCGAAATTGCTAACTTTACACATTCAATTGATCCAAATGAATATAGAGCTTTAACTTATCAATTCTTTAGTTCTTTAAATATTAGAATAACAGAATTAGCGGCATTGGCTTCTCCAGTTGGTAATATGATAAAAGATGTTTTAAATGTTTATAGAAAAGATGAAGTAGATTTTGAAGATATAAAATATATTCAAGTTTATCTACAAAATATAAAAGATCAAAAGAAAGTTGAAGGTAATGACTATATAGAAACAGCAATAAAAATGTTAAATCTAAATAAATATATGGTTTACGATAAGAAATTCTTAAACTATTTAAAATCTCAAATTGAGAGAGATTTAACTGATATTGGAATAGGTAGAATAAAAGTTCCTTCAAACTATCTATATGTTACAGGAGATATATTAGCCTTTTTAAAGTATGCTAGTTGTTTCCAAAATAAAGATTTTGATCCTTCTACTAAAATAGAAGGTTATTTAAAAGAACATCAATTTTATATGTCTAAGACAAGTGGAGAACATCTTTTAATTAGAAATCCTTTAATGAGTAAAGCAGAATTAGAAGTTGGAGATTTTGTAGATATAGAAGATAAAGATGTTAAATACATAAGACATTTAAACAATATAATTCAAGTTCCTATAAATACAACACTATTCCAGACTATGGGTGGAATGGATTTAGATGGGGATAAACTTCATTTTGTGAAAAAAGGAATAGATCTTAAAAAAGCAAATTTAAATTGGTTATTAAATTATGATTTTATTCCAGAAGGTCAAGAAAATAATGTATTAGATAATATGAATAATTTACTACAAAAAGATTTGGAGAAATATAATTCAGATGAAGTAACTCTAATAGACATAGTTAAGAAAAATATTAAAAATGCAACTATACAGGTTAATTCAGATGATAAAGCCGAAGGTGATATTGATACAAGCTTTAATGTAGAAAATATATCTAAATTTATACTAAGTTCTGATGATAAAACAGGACAAATTACGGACATTAATACATCTGTATTATGTAGATTTAATGACCTATGGGATACAGAGAAAAGAAAAAATAAAGATGAAGACACAGTGAAGGAATTAAATACACTTAGATATGTTAATAAAGTTATGAAGCACTTTCAGGGCTTAATGATAGATGCTAGTAAAAGTGGACTAACTGTAGAAATTCCAAAAATTATATTAAACACTTATAAGAACAAACCATATTTTTATAAACTTTTTAAAGAGATAAAAGATATAGATGAAAAAGCAAGTCATAGTACAATGTCTAGAATTGCTGCAACTATGTTTAAGTATGATGATAAAAATAAAGATAAGTTAGAGAGTGGCTTATATAAGTGGATAGATAATTTACTAACTAAAGATGTAAAAAGCAAACTGATAAGTACAAAAATATATAACATTAGTGCTTTAATAGATAACCCAAATATAAAATTTGATGAAGAAAAATTCAATGAACTTAAAAACTTATTAAAGAAATATATAACAAAGAAAGAAGCATTGATAAAAGAAAAACGTTCTTTAAAGAAATTCTCTAAAGATAAAGAAGATAAAAAAGCAAGAATAGAACATGCTAAAAGATGGACATCAATGCAAAGAGATATATTAAAAGAAGCTAAAGAAATATGTGAAAATGAAGAAGTAAGGGCTAATTTAGCAGTAAAGATCGGATATGAAGATAGTCAACACGATAATTCAGATTTTGCATGGATTATAAGTACAGAAGAGTTTTTAAGAAGATTAGAAAAAAGACAAACTGAAAAATATATAGTTTCTAGAGATGAAAATGGAGAAATTGAATATTTAGGTAAAAGATATTCATTGACTGTAGAAGAAGCTCCAGAAACTATAGTTGAAGAAGTAATACAAGATACTACAAAATTAAATGATTATACATTAACAATTTGTTGTTATAAGAATACTTCTACTGTAGAAGATTTTAAATATTTAGAAAAGGTTAAGGACGGAGAATATTTAGAAAGTTTAAAGTTGGTAAGAAATAATGAGTATATACAAATTAATGCAGATAATAAAGCGTTTTTACCAATACCAACTAAATGTTATGCAAAAGGAAATTTAAAACAAAGAGTAGGACAAAATGTAACAATAAAGGAAATAGTTAAAGTATCTAGTAGTAGTGTTGTAGTTAAAGTAGATATAGCATAATTAAATTAGGGTGGTGGACAAAAAATGTCCTCCCCTTTTAATAAAAATAAAAAGGTAGGTAAGAAGTTATGAGAGAGAAAAGTAAATATTATATTATTGACAACAAGAATATGGCTATAACTTTAGGATTCTTATTAAATAGAGAGTTTTATAGATATGATGATAGATTTAATAAAGGTAAAAAAGTTTATAGTTTTGTTGATGATGCGAAGTTTAGAGAAGCATTGACAATAGTTTCAGATTTTAAAAGAAAAAATAATAAATAATTAGGAAAAGGATGGAGTATTTATAATGGATATGGTTAATAATAAAGAATTAGAATTGTTAAAATTTGAAATTGAAAAGGGTAAAAATAAAGATAAGTTTAAAACTTTTAGTATAGAAACAAGTGGTGGAAAAACTACTACAGCTATAGAGGTTTTTAAAAAGTCTAATAAAAAGAATAGTTATGTATTCGTAACTAAATTAACTAAAGAAGCTGTAGAAATAGCTACAGAAATTAATAAAGATTTAGATGAAAAAATAGCGATAGCTTTAATTTCAGATAAAAATATTGAAAACGAAAATTGTACTAGAAATGTTTATGATATTGTAGATAAAAATATAGTAATAATAACACATTCAATGTATCAAAGAATAACTGATGTAAATCTATCTAAAAAGCAAAAGACATTAAGAGATATAATAAAGAAATTCAGAACACTTATAATTGATGAAGAGATAAATCCAGTTAAAAATTCATTCTATGCATTTGATGAAACTATAAGTAGTCTTTATAATTTATTAAATAGCTATGATTCTGTTTTAGGAAATGCATTTAATTGTATAATAAAGCCATTATTAGAGCAGCTACATAGTGAAGTATATATAGTTAAAAATCAAATTTGTAGGGTAAAAGAATTTGAATATGACTATGAAGAAATATTAAAAAATATAAAAATAGTTAGAGAATCTATAGGAGAAATAAACGAAGAATATCTTGAGGATAAATTTTTAGAAGAGAATCCTATAGCTAAAAAAGAAACTATATATGATTTAGTAAATAAAGTGGCTCAAACTTGGGATTGTGTATATGAAGGATTAGCATTAATACATCCTGCACATAGAACTATTTATAGTTATGATTATAGTTATGAATATTTAATGTTAAAAAATAATATATGGTTAGATGCGAGTGCTTGTTTTAATACTATGTATAAAAATGATTTATTTGATTTGGTTGAAACTGAAAGAGTAATAGATCATAGCGAATGTAAAGTTGAATTTATGGAGATCAATACTACTTCTTCTACTAAAAATAAAGATAGTAAATTTAGAGAAGATATATCTAATTTTATAAAAGAAAAATCAACTTCTCCTAGTTTAGTTCTTACTAAAAAAGTTGAAACAAAACAATTAGAAGAAAAGTATTTAAATGAAGTTGAAAATGTTAGTTTTCTTAACTTTGAAAATATGAGAGGGGTAAATGATTTCAAAGATTATAAACAGTGTTTTTATATACATACATATAGATTGCCAGTAGCTTATTATGTATTTTTAAATGATTATTTTAATAATGAAATGGCTACTGATTTTGATATGAAAACAGGAAATAGATTGCTATCATGGGGTTTTAAAAATAGTGAGACACTTAATAGATTAATGATAACTGACATGGCTAGTAGTATGTATCAAGGACTTAAAAGGGTTGAGAGAAATAGGAAACCACAGGCTACTTATTACATTGCTACTAAAGAATATGAAGTCACACATTTAGCACTAAGCCAAATGAAGAATTTACCTGTTAAAGATATGAAAAAGGTGGAAAGAAAAATGACTGACGAAGAAAAATTAATTAAATGGATAGACGAGGAATGGGATAAGAAAAGATTAGTAAAAGAAGATGCCAGAAAAGAAGTTGGGATAACTGATAGTAGTTGGAGAAAAATTTGGAAAAAAGAAAGTTTTCTAAGTAAAATGAAGGAAAGAAGAGTTAAATTAGGTTTAACAAAACATAGTAAGAAAACCCTTTATCTTATGAAATATTAACCTTTTTTTATCTTTAAAACCCTTGTAATGTAGTGATACCAACGGTTACAGGGGTTTTGTTTGCTTGTTATTCGTACCTTCCATAATAGTTATTTATATGAAAGGTACTTAAAAAGATGATTTAAAAGTCTTGTAAATGGCACTATCACTATGTTTAAGGCATATTAAAGGTAGTAAAAAGGTATAAAAATTAAAAGTTCACCATTTAAAATGCTATAATAAATAATTATATATATTATTATAGGCAACTTAAATGGTGAACTTTTTTAATCCATAATTATTAAGAGTAGTAAGAGTAGTTTTTTAAGAAAATAATAGTTGATATATCCAAAATCCAGTTTTTATTTATGTAGTGAAAGAATGGAACGGAATAAATAAAAAGTGTGTTTTGGGGGAGGGCTAAAGGCTTTTAGTCCGACCATAACCTCGTAGAGCATAGTATATCTATATATCTATATATTATAAAGGAATAATTTTATTAGGTATTATATAGTTGTATAAGTGAGTATTTGAGAGTAAATTTATAGGTATTTAATTATAATGGAACTTTTGGCGTAGCCAATGTCAAACCCCCATTGGGGGTGTCCTTTCGCTAGAAAGGTGAGAGGGGGGCTTATTCAGTTTTTCTATACGATTGTTGGTTGTTTAGAAGATAAATTATATTAAATTAACTTATATATTATTAAACTTAATTATATTTTTTATAAAATGAGTTAAAGTGTATTAAATTTTGTTGCAACTATATTAAATTGTATTAAATATAAACAAATTATAAATAATAAAATAATTAGGAGGAATATATATCTAATAATAGAATTAAATAGGTAAAATATTTTATTATTAGGAGGTATTTAAAAATGCTTGGAAGAACGTATTGTTCAATAGGATTAAAAAGTGGTAATATACTAGAAAATATTTGGTATAGAGAAGATTTTAAAACAAGTTTAGATAATAAAGAAGAGTTTATAAGTGCAAGAAAAGATGAAGATACTTCTAAGCTTTATATAAGAATTTCAGAAATAGAATTTATAGATATAATAAGAAAAATATAAAGCAACTAAAAAAGACTTAGTATTAATTTACTAAGTCTTTTTTTTATTTTAAAGAAAGGAGAATAAAAATGGATGAATGTAATATCATTGATAAATATTGTGGTCGGTGGCTTAACAAAAAAGAGCAGAAAGAGTTATTTATTAAGTTAGGATATAGAAATGTAAGAAAACTATGTATGGATTTATGTTATATAGTTAGTTATAGTAGATTATCTTTCGATGATGATTTTAGATTAATGTGGATAGAGAGATAATGTAGATACGATGGGCATACGCCCATCTCAAGTGAAAAGTTAATAATGAAGAAAATTTGTTATTAACTTGTTTTTCATAATTTCTCTCTTTTATTTTTGGAGAGTTTAGTTGTTCGGTTATTAAGACTAAGCTCTCTTTTTAAAATATTAGAGAACTTTACTGAAATACGTGACATTATATATTTTGTGTAATGTTATCATAATGATTCCTAAATGACAGTTTTCGGTAATCTGTCTCCTGAAAAACCGACACTCCTGATTTTTGAGAGAGTTTAGCTAATTTTTCTCTCTCTTTTTTTATATCTTTAAGGTAACAGTAAAACATTATAACCAAAGTTCCTCCTTTGAAAAATGTTTCATAAATTTCTCTAAAACATCTCCTTATTATTATTTAGTAATGTGCTGTTATCTTAAAGATATAAAAATATACCCCTTAATTGTAATTATGTAAGGGCTAGTGGACAACAATTAATCCTTTTTTATAAAAATAATTGAAAAGGATGGTAAAGAAAATATGAGAAAAAACACATTTGCAAACAAAGAAACAAAAATTAAAATAGGTGGAAATATTAAATCACCTTATATGGAAAAGACAGGGATAACATTAAATGATTATTTAGATAGTGTTGGTTGTTTTAGATCAAAAACTTTTATTAGATGTTATGATTGTGGAAATTTAGTAACAGCAGGTAGTAAAAGTAAACAGAGATGTCATAAATGTAACAAAGAACACTATAATAAATATCATAACAATTTTTATAATAAGAACAAATCTTTTTATTTATATGTTATAGAAGATAAAGATGGAATTGTTAGGTATGCTGGAATAACTTCTTCAATTGTAACTAGGATATCTGCACACATAAGCAAAAGAGTCTCAGGAACAAAAGAATTATTTAAAAATAATAACTGGAAATCGATAAAATATGCAGACCTATCAGAAATTGTTAATGATAAGAAAGAACTTAAAGTATTGGAAAATACGATGATGGCTGATCTAAACACATATAACAATTCAGATTCTATAAAAGATATAGATAAGAAAAGAAGAGAAGAACTATTAGAAGAATTTAAGTATTATGATTTTAAGATTTATAAAGAAAACATATAAGAGTGAGCTAATAATTACACTCACTCTTTTTATAATTTTAAGTAATTAATAGGGTGATATTAGTAAATGGGAATAATTATTAAAAGAGAAAATATTACAAAAATAGAAAGAAAACATAAAGAACTTATCGAAGAAAGTAAGAAGATTATTAAATATACAAAAAAATTAAATAAAGAGCTTTTAGAAAAATCAGAGCAAATAAGAATAGAAAATGAAAAAATACAAGCTGAAGCAGAAGAGATATTTAGAGAATTTAGAGAAAAGATGGGCATAGAGGTGTAAAGGAGAGGGTTAATAGTTATGGAAAATATAAATGAGAGAAAAGATAGCTTAGAAATGTTAAAAGATATGTTACCTATAAGTGGTGTTACAGGTTATCAATTAGTGAAGTCACTTTTAAAGTATAAAGATGTAGATAAAACTATGAGAGAAAATAACTTAGATGAAGCATTTAGAATATATGTAGAACTATTGCTTAGAACAATAGAAAATATTTCACCTGTAGTTGATAAAGAAAATAAGATAGATAATACTCAATTAGCAATTAGCTATATTAAAGATGTTTTAATTGAGAGTGATGATAAGCTTTTATTTATATATTGGGATGAAATGGGATTTGATCTAAATGAAGTTAGGGTAGAACGTATAGTTAATAACCTAGAAAGAAAAGGATATAGTTGTAGGATTAGCAGTAAAGGTATTTTTGTTGAAAGATATGATTATATAAAAAAAGAACTATCAGATATGTTAGATTTAAATAGTAAAGATATAATTAAAGGTTGTAGGGTAGAATACTATAAAGGCAACAATATATATGGAAATATATATTATAATGAGGAAACTGAAGATAGTTATAGTGTTCATATATATAATAACTTTGAGGACTACTTAGATGATGTTCTTGGATTAGTAGAGGGTAATTGGGTTATAAGTAGAGAATTAGATAATGACTTCTATATGATAGTATTAAAGAATGTTCCTAACATAGATATGGAATGTGATGAGGAATAATATCTATGAAGAAGATATGTCCTAAATGTGGCATAGTGGATAAGTCACATAGATGTAGTAAGATAAGTAATCAGAAGAAGAGAGATGATGGGTTTTATTCTAAGTATAGTTGGATTAAACTTAGAGCTAGGATATTGAAAGAGCAGCCATATTGTATGAGGTGCTTGAGTAAGTATGGACAGATAGTAGATGATAAATTAGAAGGTCATCACCTATTAGCTAGATCGGAGTATCCAGAATTTGAATTAGAAGAAGATAACATTGTAATGCTGTGTAAACAATGTAACTTAGAGTTAGGAGATAGTTCTATATTAGACTTTGAATTAAATAATAAAGACAAAGAAGAGTTCTACTGTAATAATAAGAAAAAGTAGGACTCTTTTCTTATGCTAAAAATTTTTTAATCCCCCCCTACATATATATAGGAAAAATTTAAAAGTCTTCTAAGGACGACGCCCTCCCTTTCTCGAAAAAAATTCCCTAAATGAAAAATTTTATGAAAATTAAAAGGTGGTGATATTTTGGCTCGACCTAGAAAATCAGTTGATACAATGAGTAAGAATTTAACTAAAGAAGAACGTGAAAATAGAAAATTAGAAGAAGAAAGATTAAAAGGTGGGAGCAATAAAATTAATCCACCTGACAATTTAACTAAAGACCAAAGGAAATTTTTTAGATATATAGTAAGAGAGCTGAGTGAAGCAAATATATTAACTAACTTAGATGTGTTTATTTTAGAAAAAACAAGTATTTGTTTAGATAGAATTCGACAAGCTGAAGATAAGTTAAATGAAGATATATTTAATAAAGAAGCTTTAAAGGTTAAAGATAGTTATACCAAAGAATTTTTTAGATGTTGTAATGAACTATCATTATCCCCTCAATCTAGAGCTAAGTTAGCTGGTATTAATCTGCAAGCCAAAGCAAATGCAGAAGATCCAGTAATAAAAGCTTTAAAAGGAGATGATGAAGATTAATGATTCTTTTAGATAAAGCCATGCAATACGCAAATGATGTAGTAGATGGAAAAGAAGTTACCACATTTGAAGTTAAAAAGCAATGTGAGTGGTTTTTAAGAGATTTAGAACTACAATATGATGATGAATTTAGATTTTATTTAGATAATAAAGAGTTAAAGAAGATAAATAATCTACTAAAACTTTTTAATCTTGCAACTGGATTTAGTGCAGGGAAACCAGTCTTAAATGAGTTATGGGGTTTCCAAGCATTCTTAATTGTAAATGTTTTTGGTTGGAGATTTAAAGATAATAGAAAAAAGTTTAGATATAAAGATATAACATTATTCATAGCTAGAAAAAATGCAAAGTCATTTATATCAGCATTAATATTGATATTATTAATGTTAACAGAGCAAGATTATAGTGAATTTTATTCTATTTGCCTAAATAGAGACTTGGCAGGTGAGATAAGAAAAGCTATCATTCAAATTCTTAATGTTAGTCCTGCTGTAGCAAAATATTTTGAATTACCAAAAACTTTAGCTAGTAGAAGTGTATGTAAATTAACTAAATCTTTCTACATGGCTAGAACTTCTGAAGCTAATTCAAATAACTCAATTCGTCCTGCTGCAATTATAGCGGATGAAGTCGGAGCAATGACTTCAAAAGCAAATATAAAAGCTATGCAATCTGGACAATTATCTGTAATAAATCCTTTGATATTTAAACTAACTACAGCTTATGCAATTGATGGATCAGTTATGGAAGGTGAACTAGATTATTTAAAAAAAATATATACAGAGCAGATAAAAAATGAAGTTTCTGAAAGAGTATTTGCCTTATTATACTATGCAGAAGATGATCACCTTTGGGACGATATTGGTTTGCAACAAGCCAATCCAATGAGAATAAAAGAAAACTATGATGAAATAAGAGAAGTTAGAGAAATGGCTTTAGAAAAAGCAGGAGAAGATGAAGAAGAATATCTAACAAAAAATATGAATCATTTCTTACCTTCAGTTGTTACTTCTACTTATGTAGATATAAAAGACATTAAGAAATGTGAATTAAAAGAAGATTTTAGCTTAGAAGGAAAAACAGTTTATATGTCTCTAGATTTATCTCAATCTGATGATAATACAAGTGTTACTGTTTCATATGAAGAAGATGAGGAAATCTATACTAAATCATGGGCTTTTATTCCAAAAAATAAAATTGCTTTAAAGAGTAGAAGAGAAAAGATAAGCTATGCTAATTTTATTAAGCAAGGTGTTTGTTTTGCATGTGGAGAAAATACAATTGATTATGCTTTTGTAAAGAATTTTATACTTAATTTTGAAGAAAAATATAAGTGTGAAATTGAAATGATAGGTTATGATATAAGAGATTGTAAGTTATTTGCAAAGGAACTTGAATTTGAAGGAATGAATACAGTTGAAATAAGACAACATAGCAGTGTTCTTCATGCACCTACCAAATATTTGAAAGAGCTTATAGAGAATAACAAGTGGCATTATTTCAATAATAAACTGTTAGAAATTAATTTAACCAATGCGAGATGTAGAGAAGATACAAATCTTAATAAGTATGTAACAAAAAAACATAGTGCTGGTAAGGTAGATATGACAGTTGGGACAATAATGACAGTATCATTATTACAAAATGATGATAGTTGGGACAGTATGTAGAAAGGAGGAGTATTATTGGGTTTTTTAAGAAGTGATGAAAAAGTATTTGAAACAACAAGTAGTAATATATATTTAAATGAACTCTTAGGAATTGCAAGAGAAAATGTAACTGAAGAAAATGTTATGAACATTCCTTCTGTTAGTAGTAGTGTTGACCTTATATTAGATTTAATAAGTATGCTAAATGTAAGATTATATAAAAGAGTCAGATGTGATAAAGTTGAAGAAATTGAAAATGACAATAGATTGACTCTCTTAAATCTGGAGCCAAACAATTTAATGACAGCTCAACAATTTAAAAGAGCTATGCTTAAAGATTGTATTTTACATGGAAGTGGACATGCACTAATAGAAAAGAATAGAAATAAATTTGTAAAACTTCATTATACAGAAGAAAGTAATGTAGTTGAAATATTAGATACAGACATTATACATAAAGATGCAAAATTAGTTGTTGGTGGTCAAGAGTATGAAATTTATGAGTTTCTTACAATTGCTAAAGATTCTAAAAATGGATTAAAGGGAAATGGCATTCTGCAAAAGAACAAAGATATATTAGCTTTAGCTTTACTAGAACAATCCTTTTTAAGAAGTAATTTACAAAATGGAGGTAACTTAAAAGGATTCTTTACAAGTGAAAGTAAGATAAAAGAAGTAGATAAACTTAGGGCTGATATAAAAGCAGAGGTAAGTGGAGATAGTAAATTTACCGTTTTCAATGCAGGATTAAAATATAATCCAATCCAAAGCAGTAATACCGATATGCAAATTTTACAAAATAGAAAATTTACAAATGATGAGTTAAGAAAAATATTTAATATACCATTAGAAATTAAAACTAATGATGATTATAAAATTTTTCTTAAAGCATGTATTACACCTTGGTTAAATCTGATCGAAAATGCATTGAATAAATATCTGTTATTACAAAAAGAAAAGAATAATAACTATTATTTTCAATTTGATATTAAAGAATTATCAAAAGCAAGTGTTAAAGAGCGTTTTGATGCTTATAAGGCAGCTTTGGATTCTGGTATAAAAACAATAAATGAAGTAAGAACAGAAGAAAATATGGAAAGTTTGGAAGGTATGGATGTGTTAAAAGCTTCATTAGGTTCAGTTTTCTATGATATCACAAATAAGACTTATTTTACGCCTAATACAGGTCAAGTACAATCAATGGGTGGTGAAGCTAGTGAAAAAGTTAAAGAAGAACCTGAAGGAAATTCAGACCAAGTGGAAAACCAAACTGAATAAATTAAAGAAAAATATAAACATTGAGGACATCTATTTTTTCTTAGGTGTTTTTTTTATGCTTATTTTTACAATATTTAAGTTTGGAGCAATATATAGTCTTTTAATTTTATCAGCTATATGTTTCCTTAAAACTTATTTATTAATGAGAGGAGGTGCTACATATGAAGATAGAGTTAAGAGAAGATAGCATTTTATTAGAAGGGTATATAAATGTAACTGCTAGAGAAAGTAAGGTTTTAACTGATTTTGATGGTAGTAAATTTATAGAGGTAATTGAACCAAAAACTTTCAATAGAGCTTTAGAAAAAAGTGACAAAGTAGTAATGCTATTAAATCATGATTGGTCTAAACAAATAGGTACTAGGGATGAAAATATTGAGCTATTTGAAGATAATATAGGCTTGTTTTTTAGGGCTAATATAAGTGATAGTGAAACAATAGAGTTAGCGAAAGCTAATAAACTAGTTGGATGTTCTTTTGGTTTCTTGGAACCAAAATACTCTAAAAGAGAGTTTAGAGGTGGATTTGAGAGAAGATATATAGAAAATTTGAATTTATTAGAAGTTTCTATATTATCGGACAAGAAAAACCCTGCATATAGCGGTTGTAGTGTTTATAAAAGAGATGATGATGAAAATATCTATACTAGAATGTTCAACGAACCTACAGAGCAAAAAGTAGAAGAAAAGGTTGATTATAGTATTTTAGATAATGAAATATGGCTTTTAAAAAACAAATAAACTACAACTCAAAGGCACTTATGTAAGTAAGTGTCTTTTTTATATATAAATTTTAGAAAAGTAAGGAGCGATTTAATAATGAGTAAAGGTTTAGTAGAACAAAAAAATGGATTAATAGAAGAAATGGAAGGCTTAGTAAATAAAGCTAAAACAGAAACAAGAAGCTTAGATAACGATGAGTTAACTAGAGTAGAAGAGATAAAAAGAGAGGTTGAGCAAATAGACAAAACTATTGAAGCTGAGAACCTAGTAAGATCATTTGAAAAAGTAGAAGAAAAAATAGTTGAGAAAGAGGTAAAAGATATGAATACACAAACAAGAGAGTTAGAAATTAGAGAAGAAAAGAAGTTTTTAGATTTTGTTAGAGGGAATGAGAGAGCGTTAGATGTGGCTAATAATGGTGCTGTTATACCTACTCATATTGCTAATAAAATAATTGAGAAAGTTAAAGAGTTATCTCCTATATATAGTTTAACTACTATATATAATGTAGGTGGAGATTTAGCATTCCCAGTTTATGATGAGACTTCATCTAGCATTTCTGCGGCATATGTTGAAGATGGGGAGACGCTAACTGAAGGTACTGGAAAATTCAAAGTTGTAACTTTAAAGAACTTCATAGTTGGTTGTTTAGCTAAAGTTTCTAAATCATTACAAAACAGAACTGATTTTGATTTATTAAACTTTGTTATCTTAAAAGTTGCTGAAGCAATTTCAGAATTCATTGAAAAGGAATTAATAACTGGTAATGCTGGTAAAATGTCAGGATTAGTATCAATGACAAATACTGTTGAAACTTCAAATGCTAATGTTATAGATGCAGATGATTTAATTGAACTTCAAATGGCTATCCCTGAAAAGTTCCAAGCTAATGCATGTTGGATAATGCATAAAGACACATTAAAAGCTATAAGAAAGCTTAAAAATGCTGCAACTGGAGAGTATTTATTACAAAAAGATTTAACTAAAGGATTTGGTTGGGATCTATTAGGAAGACCAGTTTACACTTCTGAAAACTGTCCTAAAGCTGAAGATAGTTCAAAAGCAGTTTTCTATGGAGATATGAGTGGATTATACACTAAATTAACTAAGAAGGTTGAGTTACAAGTTTTACTTGAGAAGTATGCTGACCAACGTGCTGTTGGGGTTATAGGCTACGTTGAGTTAGATTCTAAGATAATAGAGCCACAAAAATTAGCAGCTTTAACAGTTAAATCAGCTTAATTTATAGGAGGGTTATTCCCTCCTTTTATTTTTAATGGAGGTGAATAATTTTGTTTGAATTAAAGTTTAGTGAAATTTTGCTTGAAGATATAAAAGGCTATTTAAATGTTTTTGATAATGATAGTGATTTGTTAATTCAGACATTCCTAGATTCTGCAAAAGCTTATATAAGAGGCTATACAGGGCAAAATGATCTATATTTAGATGAACAAAAAGATATTGTTGTTGCTTTATATATGCTTGTAGAACAATACTATGACGGTCATAATAATCATGAAAAAAGTATTGAAAATATTCTAAATTTACATCCTAATAACTTAGTTTAAAGGAGGTAAATAAATGAATTGTAGAAGTTATAAACATAAAGTAATAATAAAAAGACCTAATGGAGTTATAAAGAATGAAGATGGATTACCAGTTCCAAACTATGAGGAAATTTTAACTTGTAGAGCTAGAATTTCTAACACAAGTGGCAAGGAAATCAATTTTGCCAACGGTGAAGGTTCTGTTATAACTACTAGGTTTTATATTAGATATATTAGAGATTTAAAGTTAACTAATGAAGATATCTTAATATATAATGGTAATCAATTTAATATTATATATTGTAGTAATATTAAGGAAGAAAATAAAGAGTATGAGATTGTAGGTGAGTATAATGGCTAGTGGTTTTGATGATTTATATAAAACATTAGATTCATTAGGGAATGTTGGTAAAAAAGCAAGTAAAAAAATACTGACCGAACAAGCTAAAAAAGTTGTGGAGCAACAAAAAGTTGATGCACCTAAAGATTCTGAAAACTCATATCAATATTTAGAAGCTGAAAAAGTTAAAAGCAAAGGAAATACCAGTTTTGTTAAAGTTGGAATAACTAAAGAAAATTGGGAGAAATGCAAACAGCTTTATTATCAACATTACGGATATACTTTATGGTTAAATGGTAAACATTACGATCCTAATTTCTTATGGATGGATAAAAGCTTTAAGAAAATAGAGAGTAAGGTTCTTGATAATATGTATAAAGATTTAGAAAAAGAACTTGATAGAATTTTAAATTAAAGGAGGTATTAAGATGCAAGATATTTTTGATAAATTGGAAAAAGTCATTGGAATACCTACTTTTTTTATAAAAAGACCAAGTGGAACTAATGAATGCATTACATATAAATTTAGACAAGACTTAATTTTATCAGATACTAAAGAAGAGTTTACGGACAATGAAGTATATATAAATCTAATAGTTGAGAATAATGTTACTAGAAAAATTAAAGAGTTAAAAAATTTTTTAATCGAAAATGGATTTAGAAATATCAAAATACTAGAAACTATAGAGCAAAAAGATTTACTTGAAACAGTTATAATTTGCAATAAATCAATTTATTAACATTTTATAAACAGTGTGTTTTGGTGTTAAAAAGTGAATCACTTTTACGTATAATATAAACATAGAGATGTTAATGAGAGGGATTGGTTTATATGTTAAATTTTATAAGTAGAAGATGTCCAAGATGTGGTCATTATAAAGGTTGGAGAAAGTTAAATTGGAAACAAATAGGAAAGAGATTACTTATTTGTTGTGGCTTGATAGTTGCTTCAATGTTTTTATTTGCACCTTTAACTATGTTAAATATGTTTCTTGGAGTTTTAGATGGACTCTTTTTTGTAGGGTTAGTTGTGTCTACACCATTTTATGTTGTTGGAGTAGGTAAAAAAGATAAATATATACATTATCAATGTAATACTTGTAAATACAAATGGAAAGAAAAGAATTGGAAAAACGAAGAAATTCAAAATAGTTATCAGAAGTAATTAGATAGGTTTAACCTATCTTTTTTTTATTTAAATTTAGAAAGGAAGCGATTTTTAATGGCAAGAGAATTAGGGATTAGAAAAGTTACATTTTTCCCATCAACAGGAGATAATAAATATGGTTCACCTGTGGCTTTAGAGTGGGCTGTAAATCTTGAGACTAAGAACAACTATAAAGAAAAAGAATATCGTGGAGATATGAAAATAGAACGATCTACAAAAGTGTTGGAAAGTGTAGATATTACTTTAGGAGTATCTTCAAATCTACCTCCAAAAATAGAAGCACAACTAACTGGAGCAGATTATGATCATTGCATGAAGATAACTAAAACATCTACTATACCAGTTTCAGGAGCGTTATCATATGAAATTGTTATGGATGATTCTACGGTTAGGAGAAGATGTCTGAAATACTGTTCTTTAGCTAAAGATGAGCAAAAGAATGATGTTGATAGTGAAGGTGAAGTATTTACTTTTAGTGGTAAAGCAATTTCAGACTCTACTGATAATGTTGATATCCTTATGGATGAAAAAGAAGTTAAAGCAGCTTCAGAAGATACTGAAGCTAAAACAGCTTGGGATAATTTCTTCACTAAAGTTCCAACTGGAGATTATGAAAGCTAATTAATTATTAAGAGTATCTTTTTTAGATACTCTTTTATTTTTAACAACTTATAAAAAAGGGAGGATATATAAAATGCACGTTATTAATGTAGGAAAACAAAAAAGAGTTGAATTAGTTTTAAATGGTGAAGAGTGTTTTATGTCTTTAGATATAAAATCAATCCAACATTTTCAACAAAATGCAAAAATGGGGCTTTTAAAAGCATTAAATAAAATAGAAAAAGAACAAGATATGGATCTTATTTATAATTTAATTCTTAGTACCGTTAAGAGTAAAAAAACAGGTTCTATATTAGGAAAAAGAAAGTTAGGTCAATATGATGACTTTGAACTTATATCTGCATTAGGAGCTCCATTAATGGAGTTAACTGGAAGGTCTATGCCAGCTGCGGATGGTGAAGAAGAAAAAAAGTAGATGATAGTAATGATGGTTATATAGATATAGACCACCTTTACTACTTAGGAAATACTATTTTAAAGTGGAATGATAGTGATATTTGGGAAACTGATTTAAATTTCCTATTTAAACAATTAGATATACACGTAAAATACAACAAAGTTGATAATAAAACATCATCCAAAGGTAAAGTGATTAACAGTGAGGGTGAGGTTAAAAAATATAAAGTTTTAAAATAAATCGAAAGGAGGTATAAATTTATGGCTGAAAAACAATTAGTCGTAGATTTGGCTTTAAAAAACTCTGGGTTCGATAAACAACTTAAATCAATTACATCTGAAATGAAGCTTTTAGAAAGTAACTTTAAGAAAGCAGAGACGGGTAGTGATGATTTTTCTAATAGCTTAGAAGGACAGAAAGCTAAATTAGATTTACTTGAAGGTCAATATGGCTTACTGCAAAAAAAGATAAATGTTTATAATCAACAACTTGATAAAGCTAAGGAAACGCTTGATAAATCCACAAATGGTTATGTTAAGGCAGAAGAAAAGCTAAAGGGACTTAAAGAAGAACTTATAAAAGCCGAAAATGAGTTTGGTAAAAGTTCTGTAGAAGTAACTGAACTCAAAGAAAAAATTAAAGATGCTGAAAAGGCTTTTGAAACTAAAGCAAATGCGGTTGTAAATGCTAATAATAAACTTGTAACGATTCAATCTACAATAAACAAAACAGAAGCAGAAGCAAACAAATTACAAAGCGAAATAAAAAAACTTAATAGTGAGATGAATGATATAGAATCACCTAAAGGTTTAGAGGATTTTGAAGAAGAGTTAGAAACTTCTGCTAAAGAAAGTGTGGATTTTGCAGCTAAGTTAACTATCGTTGGTGAAGGTATGCAAAATGTAGGCGAAAAAGCTTCTGAAGCTGGAGATGCCATATTAAATGGATATGGTGAAGCTATTAAAACTGTAAATGAATTTGATAGTGCTATGAACCAAATTCAAGCTTCTACAATGTTAACTAAAGAAGAAATGGAAGAAATAGAACCTATAGTTAAAAATGTCTTTTCAGGTAATTATGGAGATAGTTTTGATGATGTAGCTAATGCGGTAGGATCTATAAATAAGTATTTAAACTTAACTGGTGATGAATTACAAGGAGCAACCGAAAAAGCTTTCTTAATGAGAGACACTTTTGATTATGACATTAATGAAAGTGTAAGAGTTGTAAATACATTAATGAAAAACTTTGGTATTAGTTCTGATGAAGCTTTTAACTTGTTATCTCAGGGTGCTAAGCAAGGTCTTGATTTTTCAGATGAGTTACTGGATTCTATCAATGAATATTCTCCACAATTTAAAAAAGCTGGTCTTGATGCAGAAGATATGTTTAACATTCTTTACGATGGAACTCAAGCTGGAGCATGGAATTTAGATAAAATTGGTGATGCAGTCAAAGAGTTTAATATAAGGCTTACCGATGGTTCAACAGGATCGGCAGAAGCTTTAAAAACACTTGGTTTAAATGCTGATGAAGTAGCAACTATTATGACTAATGGTGGAGAAAAGGCTAAAGAAACCTATACTGGAATAATAGAAAAAATAACTAATATGACTGATAAACAAGAGCAAAATCTTGTTGGAACGGCTTTATTTGGAACTATGTGGGAAGATTTAAGTCCAGAAGTTATAGGAGCTTTAGGCGAAATTGGTGATAATTTTAATAAAACTATAAATACTGCTAATGAAATGAATGCTATTAAGTATGACGATTTAGGTAGTGCTTTAGAAAGTCTTAAAAGAAGCACAACAACCAATATAGTAATGCCACTTACTGAAAGTGTAATGCCTATAATAAATGAACTTATGCCATATATTCAAAAAATTATAGATGCTATTTCAAATTGGGTTCAAGAAAATCCAAAATTAGCAGGGTCTTTAGTCGTAATAGTCGGGATTATTGGAGTGCTATTATCTATTTTAGGCATGGTCTTGCCGATTATAGGTAGTATGGCTATAGCCGCAGGTGCTTTAAATGTAGCTATGCTACCACTTACAGGAACAATCTTATTGGTTATTGCTGTTATAGCTGCTTTAATTGCAATAGTTGTATTGGTAATAGCTAAATGGGATGAAATTAAACAATGTTGGGCAAATTTTTGCGATTGGGCTACTCAAAAGTGGACTGAATTTAAAGAATGGATGAGCCAATGTTGGGATGGAATTAAGCAAAAATGTAATGAATTGGCACAAGCTATGGTTGATTGGATAAAGCAAAAATGGACTGATTTTGTAAATTGGATCACTGGATGGGGCGAGAGAATTACAAGCAGTGTCTCAAATGCTTGGAATTATGTTAAAACTACAGCTACAAACTTAGCACAAAGTACAGTTGACTGGATAAAAAATAAGTGGAATTCATTTGTTGATTGGCTATTTAGTTGGGGTTCTAGAATTCAATCTAGTGTAAGCAATATATGGTCTAATATAAAAAGCACATGTTCAAATTTAGCACAAGGCGTTGTTAACGGAGTAAAAAGTGCATTTGACAGAGTTTATGATTTCATAACAAGTCCATTTAAAAGAGCTTGGAATTATATATCTGGAATAGGAAGTAAAATAGGTGGAATTATATCTAAAATTAATCCTTTTAATTGGTTTAGTTTAGGTGATGAGGGTGCTTTAACTCCAGTTCTAGAGGGTAATATTAATCCTTTAAGTAATATAGCAAAGAGTGGACAATATTATACTTATTCTAATAATGCTAGAAGTAGTATGATGACTGATTTCATAAGAGCTACTAATAATTTACCTAATGTGAATTCAACATCTGATATTAATTTAGGTGTAGATTTTGGTCAATTCGGGACAGATATAGTACAAGCTATAGTTTCTGGTTTACAAAATATTACACTAAATGCAGAGATAACAACAATATTAAATGGTAGAGAAGTAACAAATCAACTTACTAGCAGTGTAATTAAAAATATAGATAAAAATATTTCAAAAAGGAGGTTTTAAGCTATGTTTTATGTTACTTTTAATAAGATAAATACTGTGGAATTAGATATTAAAGCTATTGAAAGACATAGCTTACCTATTCCTTCTTTTAAGTTTAAAGAAATCGAAGCAGAAGGAATTAACGGAAGCTATATAGAGGAAAGTAAAAACGTAGAAGATATTCAAATTGAAATATCTTTTAATTTTTTATATGCAAATGATGATGATTTTAATTTTAAGAAAAAGTCAATTAAGAATTGGCTAAGAAAAGTAAAAGATAATAAACTCTCATTTAGTGATAATAATGATTATTATTATCGTGTAAAAAGAATAGAAGCAGGCAACATTTCAAGAAGCATAGGAATAGCAGAATTTGATGTAACATTCATATGCGAAGGATATGAATACTCTCTAAGTGGATGTAGAGAAATTAGTATAGGTAAAAATCATGTTATTTATAATGATGGTGTTTTATCATTACCAATCCTAAGAGTAGTTGGTGAAGGAAATACTACAATTACTTTTAATGATAAAAGTTTCTCTTTAAATGTTGGACAAGAAGTGATTGTAGATAGTGAAGAAGAACTTTGTTATAAAGATGGAAGAATAGTTACAAATATAATGAGTGGTAAATTTCCTTATTTAGATGAGGGGAAAAACACTATAAATTGGAGTGGAGAAAACATTCAAATTTATCTTCAGACTAATTTAAGAGATTATTAAGGAAAAGAGGTGAATTGATGATACAGCTATATAAACAAAGTAATAAAAACTACAATATGAATGGTAACATGATATTAAGACCTACTGAAGCTACAATAAGAATGGAGTTAAATGGTCTATGGGAAGTTAATTTAGTTCACCCATTTGACAATAAAGGAAGATGGAGAAGTATAGGTATTGATGATGTTATAAAAGTAGATTTACCGTGGGGCGATGACTTATATTACATCTATGATATTGATGATAGTTCTGATGATGGTGTTATTATAAATTGCAAACATATATTCTTTAAGTTGAATAAAACATATTGTAAAAATGTAAATGATACTAAAAATTTATATGATGTAAGACCTACTAATTGTAATGCAAAAGTGGCTTTAAATACTATTTTTAAAGGTACAAACTTTGTAGGTGAAAGTAATATTACTGATACTAATACTTCATATTTTATAAGAAAAAGTATTTTAGAAGCTATTGTAGGAAATGAAGATAATAGTATTTTAAATAGATGGGGTGGAGAGATATTTTTAAACAAATATACTGTAACACTAAACCATAGAATAGGTGCAGATCATGGAGTTAAATGTAAATATGGTAACAATTCAACATCATTTAAAAGAAATAGAAATAACGAAGATATTATAACTAGAGCAATTGTAGTTATGTATGATGGTTTAATGCTACCTGAACAATATGTTGATTCACCTTTAATTAATAATTACCCTGAAATTTACGAAGGTATAGTTGAATTTGATGATATAAAGGTAAAAAAAAGTCCTGAAGACGAAGAAGGATTTAATACTAAAGAAGAAGCTTTTGAAGAAGCAAGAAGAAGAATTAAAGAAGTATTTAAAAATGACCATATAGACTTACCTAAAATTACTTTTGATGTAGACATGATTAATAAATCAAATATCCTTAAAGGTATAAGTAAGGATGGATATATAGTTAATTTAGGTGATACGATAACAGCAGAGCATGAAATGTTAGGAATAGACATAAAAACTAGGGCTATTGCAATAGAGATGGATTTATTAACTCAAAAATATACTAATATTACACTTAGTAATGAGAGCTTACCAAAAAGTAGTTTGGTTGATAGTGTAAATACTATAGATAAGATTACAACATCAAATGGTGGTGTTAAAGCAAATACTTTAGAAGGTATAGTTGATGCTTTAAAAACTAAGTTTGGAGCTTTAAGAGATATTGCACAACCACAGGAAGTAAGAGCAATTTTATTTGAAGATAAAATAAAAGGATCTAGAACCTATGGAGCATTAGCATTAGGTACAAGTGGGATTATGATTGCTAGTAAAAGACTTCCTGATGATAGTGATTGGGATTGGAGAACTTTTATTGGTGGTGGCTATGCTTATGCAGATGAATTAATAGGTATTTTAAGAACTGTATTAATAACTAATATGGACAAGTCATTTCAGATTGATTTAAATAAATCAGGTGGAGCTATCTTTAAAAATAATGGAAAAGTAGCTATTGAAATAGTTAATAATATGATTAATTTATATAACTGGATGAAAGAGGAAGATTATATTGGTGGATTAATGTCGCTAATAGATAATAAAGATCCTGATAAACCGGTAATAGCATTAGGGAATGATTTTGATAGCGCAATGATGTTAACTTATCCATTAGGTAATGGTAAGCATAGTCCATATATAACTTTTGATAAATTTGGGATTCTAGGCACTACGTATCCTATTATGATATACGAAGAAAGTTACTTTACTAAAGTTGCACGACTTTTTAAAGCGATGTTTGGTGAGTATGAGTTATACAATACATCTGCGGATGAATTAATTCTAAAAATGAAACAAGGGGGTAAGTTTTTTGTAACAGATAATAATTTTTATTCAAAGTTTCATGTAGGAGAAGATTCATTTTCTGTTTTAGACTTTTTTAAAAATAGTGGAAGTAATGATTGTTGGTGTGGATATAATTTTTTTGTAGATAGGAATTTTCACTCTAATGGTGATATTAGTTGTGGAGGTCAAAAGCATAGAATAGTTGATACTGAACACTATGGAAAAATTAAAATGAATGCCTATGAAACAACAGAATGTCATTTTGGAGATATAGGAAGAGATAAATTAGTAAACGGAAAATGTATTCTAAGAATAGATAAGAGATTTTTAGAAACTGTAAATACAAATATTCAATACGAAGTTAAGACTTGGGCTTATGGTAACGGTAATGTATGGGTTGAAACTAAAGATATGTATCCTCAGTATGTAATTGTAAAAGGTAGTAATGACATAGAGTTTGGATATGAAATAATAGCTAAACAAAAAGGTTATGAGAATAAAAGAATGGAAGAATATATAAAATTAAAAACATTAAATATTGTTAGAGATGAGATTCTTGATAATAAGTAATAAGGAGGTTAGAATAATATGGCTTTAAATCCAAAAATAATAGATATAAATGTAGATAAAAAGTATTTAAAGAAGATAGTTGCTAAACAAGGTGATGTTAAAAGTAGATACTTATTATTTAGATTTTTTAATGATTACGGAGTTATAAATTTAAATAAAGCTTCAGTAATGATATATATAGATAAACCAGATGGCACTCAAATTTTCAATGATCTTGTCATTGACAAGGTTAATAATTTAGCTGAGTTAGAACTTACTACTCAAGCCTTAGCTTTATCAGGTATATTAAAGTGTGAACTATTTATTAGTGAAAATGGTGCTATACTTTCTAATATACCATTTGAAATTGAAGTTATAAAAACACTAAAAAAGGACAGTGCAATAGAAAGTACAAATGAGTTTTCAGCGTTAACTGAAGCATTAAAAAAAGTTACCGAAATTGATAATTTATATAGAGATGTAGAAAAAAACTCTAATGATATAGCTGCTTTAGAGGTAAATTTAGATTATACAACAGAAAAAGCCGAAGACAATACTGAAACTATTATTTACAATCTTAAAAATAAAGAGGGAAGCTATGGGGATTGTATAGTAATAAAAAGCGACGATGGAACATTCTCAATGATAGATTGTTTTATGGAAGAAAACTATCAGATTATGATAGAACAACTAGATAAAATTGGAGTAACTAAACTAAAATACTTCTTTGCTACTCATGATCATAGCGACCATATTGGAAATGCACCAGCCATTATAGAAAAATATAGACCTGATTTTATAGTTTTTAAAGATGGGATAGATTATTCTAGGCTACCAGCTACAGAGCAAGAATGGGACACTAAAGGATATCACGATAGAATGTTAGAAGCAGCAGATAGATTTGGAGTACAAAAAATTATTGCAAATGACCAAAGATTTACTATAGGTAAAAATGACTATATAGAAGCCTTTGCAAGTAAATTCTATGGAGATTACACCAATTTAAATTCATTTAGTGTTAATTATCTATTGGTAAGCCACGGAACTAAATCATTATTCTCTGGCGATAGTACAACAGCTACCGAAACTCATCTACAAGGGAGAATAGGAAAAGTTGATTTATATAAATTATCTCACCACGGAGCAGATGGTGGGAATAGTGACATAAGATTTGAAGAGTTACAAGCTAGATACTGTTTAATAGATAGACTAGAAGTATATAAAAAAGATATTATAAAGAATTTTGCATTAAAGTCTATAAAGTTCGGAGGGAAAATTTTTTCTAACGATAACAACGATATGACGGTGTTTAAAATAACAAAAGGAGCTATTTATCCATGTTGTTTAGAGTATATTATGCCCTTTGAATTTTTAGATTACTATGGAAAATATAAGATGACTGATGGAGCTGGTAAGATTGCTACGACTGGAATTTATCCAAACAAAGTTGATTTTTACTTTATTAAAGAAGATGGTTTTGTAGCTCAGAATGAATGGATTAAATTTGGTGGTTATGATTATCATGCTAGCGAAACTGGTGCTTTAGATAGAAATAAATTCATTGTAGGTAATTATCAAGATAAAACAGTATATTACTGGGTTGATGAATACGGAAGAATGGTAATAAACCCTACTTTGATTTATTATAATAATAATACTTATTTAATTAAAGATAATACAATGATGGCAGAAGAAGAATTTTATTCTTATCAGGCTAATTGGTATTATGCAGGGCGTGGAGGAGCTTTAGTAAAAAATGATTGGCTACACAAAGATTCTAATTATTATTGGTTAAAATTTAATGGGATAATGGCTTCTGATGAAACTATATTTATAAATGGAAAGTGGTATGACTTCAATGGGTCTGGAGTATGCACTAATCCAGAGGGTAGAGATACTAAAAACTAATAAAAAGGAGGTTGGGAGATGAGTTTAAGAAAAAATATAAAATTAACGGTAAAAGATTATGACATTTTTCTTAGTTCACCCTTAAAGTTTTGGCAATATGATATATTGACACTTACTTTTGAGATTGAAGAGTTTGGAATTGAAATATCAAATGGAATAAAAACTAGAGTAATTACTCCTATTAATTCACTTTCTGCAATAATACTTATAGAGAATCCAAATCAACAAGATATTGTTGAAGCAGTACAAATAGTAGAAAATAAAGTTACGTTCAAGCTAAAAAAAGAACATACAAAGAATTTAGGAATAACTAAATTACAAATAAAGTTAAAAGATTCTGATGGATGCAAAGTGACTCTACCACCTTTTGATATGGAAATTAGAGAACCAATAGGGATAGAAAATGGTGATGTAGCAAGGTGTGGTAAATTTTTAACAAACGAATTGACAGTAGGAGAAGGACTTTCTGAAGAAGAGTTAAAGCAAAATTCTGAATTAGAATTAGTTGATTGGCAAGATAATATTACACCTGTTTCAGCTAATAATCTCAATGCTTTTAAAAAGAAAATAAAAGCGAATGAGAGCGCTATAAACTCAATAATTAATAAAGTAAATATATTAAAAGATAATTTAAATAAAAATAAAATAAATATATTTAAAGGTCAATTTTTAGCTTCAGAAGGACAAAATAATTTTGATATTCCACACGAAGTACTAACAAATGATATATTATTAATATATTTTAATGGTTTAAATTTGCAAAAAGATATAAATTATTCTATTAGCAATAAAACAATAACTACCCCAACTTTAACAAAAGGTGATGAAATTTCTTGGATATTAATAAAGAATGGAATTCTACAGTAATAAAATAAGGAGTGATAAATATGGTAAGAAAATTATATGGTGGAACACTAATAACATCACAAGAACAACAGGAAATAATAACTCCTGAGAATATAGGATTGAAAGAAATTTCTTTAAATAGTCATTTAGTCAAAGGGTTTCAGATTATAAATGACGGAGATAAGACTATAGAAATTCAAATAAACAACGGAAGTAAAATACCATTAATTCAAGGTTCAGGTATAGATATGGGTAATGAGTGGGTAAATAGCTGTGTAGTTTATACGATTGGCGCAAAAATAACATGGGCGTGTCAAAGGTAGGTGAAATAAATTTATGGGATTAATTATTAGACCACCTCAAGTGGATTTAGGTGGAGGGGTTAATGTAGGTATAGATAAGGGACGGTTTTTAGCCACTGAAAATCAAAACACTTTTGTTATTCAAAACACCATATCTACAAATGATTTATTAATGATTCATGTTAATAACTTGTATTTAGAAAAAGATATTAACTATTCAATATCTGAAGATAGTATATCTGGAACAACCACAATAACCTTACCTAACTTAAAACTAAATGATGCAATAAGTTGGATTTTGATCAAAGTGGGAGATACACCTATTAAGCCAGAAGTTAAGCAAGCGATATGTGGGACATTCAAGTACTGAACTATGGTTTGTGGACAAGGGTTAGGTGCAAATACAGTTAATGAGTTAGATGACATATTTATCTCAAAATCATCACTATCTGAAGAGTTTTTAAAGCAATTCGGATAATACAATATATTAACATAAGATAAAGCCTTAATGGTAAAAAAAGACTACTGGAGGTTTTACATGGAGCAAGAATTTTTTAAGTTAATAGCAACACAAGGTATATTTGCTGCTTTGTTTATTTGGTTACTTTGGGATACTAGAAAAGAAAGTAAACAAAGAGAAGATAAACTTTATGGAGTTATAGATTCTTTGACCGAAAACTTTAATGTTGTACAAGATATAAAAGAAGATATTGTAGACATTAAAGAAGATGTTGAAGATATTAAAAAAAACATAAATAAAATGTAGTTTTTATTACATAAAAATAAGGGTATATTAGACTAATAATATACCCTTATTTTTTTACGTTTTTCAGTCGTATTTTTATGTTGTCAAAACGACAATTAAATGATAAAATAATAATAGATTATTTAGATAAAAATGAAGCTATTTTTTCAAAGAAAATACTTAAGTTTAAAGTAATATTAGATAAAAGTTTCCAAAGAACTGGGTTTAAGATAACTGAAATCAATGTTTCAATAGGCATTTTTTTCACCACCTTTCTTTTATTAATTTAAATATTAAATAAATCTGCAAATTTATTTAATATAATAATTGGAAAAATAGTTATGTAAAAGGCGAGTACTGCAATACTTGTCTTTTTTTACTATTCTAATAATTATTATAAATGAAATGGCTATATCATGCTAACTTTTAAAAATCCTTATAGTTAAAAAAAATACTTATTATCTCCCTTTTTTCTTATTTTTCTTGGTATATATTCTATTTTTCTTTAGTTGACATTTACAAAACTTTTTATTAACTTCACCTATTAAAATAATATTATATAAATAATCAGGAGAACTTTTATGAATAAGGAAATTAATTTAAATGATGTATTAGAATTTATAAAAAAGTATGGGTATAAATATAATTGTCAAATTCAAAGAGAATTAGATAAAACAAGAAAATTCACAATTAAAGATATTGATCAAGAAATAAAAGTATTAATAGATAGTTTTTGATTTTCTATAGCTTGTTGTGTAGCTATGGGATTTTTTATTTGGAATATATATAATAAGATGAGTTTAACTTTAGATGAAGTTACTAAAACAAATTCAGAGTTAGTTTTAACTAATAGCTCATTAATTAAAAATATGGATAATAAAATAGATAAATTAGAAGAAAAAGTTGATAAGGTGGTTGATAATATAGGTAAATAAATGTTATACTGTTATTGAAAATATATCTAATATAACGGGTGTAAATAATTTTAGTATATATTTAAAAATATAGTAATATCAATAGTTACAAGAATTTTGACTTAATAAAGCGTTGAA